CGGGGCACAGCGACATCAAACACCACAGGAAACGGAGGGACAATGCGGACTAAATACCGCGGAATCCCCCCAAGCACGTATGCATCCACCTCTAGGGGTGGGGGGTCAGAGACGATTAAATATGTCTCTAACGGCCCTATGGAACTGACGCGTAGTTTCACACGCTACGTTCCATCTCTCGGTACCGGTGCAAACTCCATGGGTCAATATTATTTCATCAACCCAGGAGGCGTTATCGGTATCGGGGGTACCGCGCCGAGCGAGTCTTCGATTCGCTCAAGCGGTACTCATGCAATCGCTGCTTCTCGCCCGGATGACCGTAACCTGTCGATTCTGCGATCTTCTGCAGAGCTCGGCAAGGACGGAATTCCTCTGTACCCAGGCATGGGTGATTGGGAGTCAAAAACGGGGTACTTGCGTACCCTTGGCTCCTACCACTTAGCAGTGCAGTTTGGCTGGTTGCCGCTTGCGAGCGACGTCCTAGCTTTTGCTGCACGGGTTCAGAACCAAAATGCTATCCTTGCCCAGCATACCAACACTGGGAGTTCTAACTGGAATAGCACAAAGGTGGGCTACAGGTTTCCAACCGACACTAACGTTGTTACGACCAGCGGTGATGGATACCCAGGTTACAAATGGGTCTCCGGAGCTTTGCAGTCCGGCGTTAGCCTCAAAGCCTTCTACTATAAGCAGAAGGTGACGGAAACATGGTTCGAGGGTGAATATCAAACGTTCATCCCGACTATGCGTCTGCCAGAGCAGGAGTATCTCAACGATACAACCCGAAAGGCGAGTATCCTCTTGAATACAGCGTTGACCCCACGAGTTTTGTGGGATTTGGCGCCCTGGTCTTGGGCCGTCGACTGGTTCAGCAACACTGGTGACATGATTAGTGCCATCAGTGAGGTTGGGCTCGACGGGTTGGTTCTGCGGAATGGTTTCATCATGAGTCATTGGTATGACAAATGTGAAGTCTCCTGGGGTAATGCTTCAGGAGCCTCCCCCGCTTGGCGGGTAGGAGGGGGTAGCGCGTTCTTCATTTCTGAAGTGAAGAAACGCTATCCAGCCGTTCCGTACTTTGGGTTTGGGTTGCCTGGTGGCCTTTCAGCCAAACAGGTTTCCATTCTCGCAGCACTGGGTCTAAACCGGCTCTAGCTGCCCGGCTTGATGCAGACCCCACAGAACGTACGTGGGACAACTGATCAGGTTATCCACCCATGACACGGCAAGCAATAACCGTGTCCATCTCAAAGAGAAGAGTTCCCTATGTATACCGACCCACAGTCTGTAACCGTGAATGCGGTTGCACAGAGTCTGCCACGAATCGGTGCCAGTAATGACACCGGTAAGTTCGCAAGCGCGACCAAGGATTATGTCCTTACGGTTTCGCACTCTGCGGGACGGCGCAATCAACATCGCGTCCGCCTCGACTCCTCGAAGATCATCACGGATCCGTTGGCGTCTGACCGGAATTTTTTGGTTAGTGCGTCAGCGTACCTCGTGATTGATGTGCCTCCCACCGGCTATTCTGTAGCCGAAATGGGGTACATCGTCACTGCCGTAGCCGATTGGCTCAAGGCGGGCACTAATACCGCTCGCCTGGTTGGCAGTGAGATCTGATCGTAAAGCACTGCATGATTCTATGTAGTGTCGGGTCCAAAGCATAGGCAAGGATAGCCAACCCTTGGAAGGGGAGCTATGAAACGCCTTGTGCAACTCTGGACGATCCTAGCAGAAGAGCTAGGTAGTCTGTGTGGTGTTGATGCCAGTCGTGACGCTATCACAGCGTTACGTCGCACTGAACAAGAGGGTGACGCATTTCTGCGTATCACCCTCCCTGCTTACTCGAAAGCCTTTGACAGGGCGATCGAGTTGGGCAGAGTGTCCTCCGACTCCTTTCCTGGATTTCAGGTTAGGAGGGGGCTCCCCGTATTTCTAGGGGGTTTCCTTCGGAACGTGTTCGATGCTGATGGCAGGATGCTTGACGTACCCTGTATCGAATCGATCCGCGCTATCCGGCAACTTGCCGGGTTTTGTGGAAAGGTTCGGGGCGACTGTACAGCCGCCCGCGACCGCATTGCGGTCGTTGAGTACGTTAAAGCTGATGAACGATGTGGTGAGTGGGATGATTCTTGTCCTGAAGAGCTCCTTTCTGAGCTTGCCTCCGTTGGAGGACTCGCCCTCGGTTGGGCGTTGGGTCGCGCAGATTTTGCGTGTCTCAACGATGATCTCCGGCCCAGGCATGGGCCCGGAGCAACAGCCGACAGACTTAGCGGTAACGCTAAGTTTGACTTGGATTATTGGCCCGAAAAGCTTCACGCCAGGTTTCCCTGGTGGGAGTGGGCCATCGCGACACCCCTTTATGGGGATTGCGGTCCAAATCGTTCAACCTCTCTTCGGCCAGCAAAATTGTCGCTGGTACCGAAGACGATGAAAACTCCGCGGGTTATAGTCATGGAACCTACTGCATTAATGTACATGCAGCAGGGAATCATGACCGCCATGCAGGAGTCCATTGAAGCGGTTACGAAGCAGATCGGGTTCACCGATCAGCCTACGAATCGCCTCATGGCACGGAACGCCAGTATCACCCGGCGTCAAGCAACGCTAGATCTTAGCGAAGCCTCTGACCGTGTTTCTTTGCGCCAAGCCGAAAGTGTTTTCTCAGCACTTCCCAATCTCTGGGAAGCACTGTTGGCTACGCGCAGCGATCAAGTCGAGCTTCCGGACCGATCCGTAAGGGTCGTAAGGAAGTTCGCCTCGATGGGGTCAGCTGTCTGCTTTCCGGTTGAAGCATGTGTCTTTTGGGTAGCTATTCTAACGGCTATCCAGCGGCACTACCGGAAGGTTGATGCGTCCTACAAACTGACTTGGCGCAAACTCCGAAGTTTGGAGAACCAGGTCAGGGTTTACGGGGATGATCTTATTGTCCCCGTGGACTACCTACCCGAAGTGGAAGAGCTGTTTTTGCAGCTCGGTTGGAAGATCAACGTCGCGAAAAGCTTCTCCCGAAGTAATTTTAGGGAGAGTTGCGGCGGAGATTACTGGCGTGGCGAAGATGTCACGCCTGTGCGGGTGAGAGACCCGCTTCCAGCACATTCAGGGCAGATCGACCAAGTGCATTCGCTTGTCGAACTCCGCAACCAGCTGTATCTTGCTGGATACTGGAAAACTACCAGAAGTATTGATACCCTTCTGGCAAGTCTCCTGAATGGGGTTTTCCCCATTGCGGACGAGCGGGCGAACGGATGGACGCGCGTTAGTCGCAGCTTCGAGGGTTTACCCCTCGCGACTGACCGCATGCATCGGCATTTGACAAAAGCATGGGTCCTAAACTCGCCTATTCCGGTTAACCCGGCAAGCGAGCATGGATCCCTCATCAAGTGCCTCACCGTGCATTCTCTTGACGGTGATCATTTGGTTCGATCTGGACGGCCCTCAGTCGTCTACAAAAAACTGAGGTGGATCCCCCTGCATTAGAACCGCAGGGGTTGCAACGCGCTATAGGGTATGTCAGGACGGCTGCGAGCGCAAGGGCATGGACAGCCTCTATGCGAGGGGAAACCCTTTCTGTGAGGTCCATGCATCTGCTTCCTTTCTGTAGCAGGCTCTTTCCGCAGATCTTGCGGTTAGAGTGGGCAGTGTGC